TGTCAACGTAAGTTCAACGTTAGCAAACAGAGGGTCTTTGAGAATACCAACTGAACGATAATCATTTGATGTTGGAATTGTGTTCGATTCGTTGTTAGCAAATGTGATACTTATACCAGCACGAGTGGCAAACAACTCATTGATTGGATCAGAACCATGCCCACCTGGAGGCGAAAGACTTGGCGTTAGATTTGCTGCGACTGTACTATCACCGTTACTTGTAATAATGATATCAGCAAAAGAATATCCAGAACCACGATTAACTATTTCTACTGTAGCAATAGAGTTTGCTGACGTATTAATTGTAGCAATCGCAACAGCGTCATCGCCATCGCCTCTAACAAGAAGTTTAGGACCAATCTCAAATACCGAAGATGTGTCTGGTAATGTTGTAAATGCAGGATTGATAAGAACACGTCTTTCACTACCTGTTACAATATATTCTGAAATTGTTCTTGCTTGTCCAGCGCCTGTGCCAGAACGGACATAAAGTGTACTGCCTTTATAGAAGTCCGTATTTGCACTCAATGTAAAATCGGTGCTACTTAATCCATGTATGAGATTATTACCACCAACAGACACTTCTCTAAAAGTGCCATTAGCATATGCGTTATAGTTACGACCACCAGTGTTTACGATGATCGCTTCAATAGAACCACTTACAGCATTTGCTGCAACATTAGCGTCCGGTGTTACTGGTACATAATCATTTGTGGCAAATTTAGACCAGTCAGCAGCACTAATGTTGTACATATATTTCCAAACATAACCATCGTTTGTTTGATAGAACTCATCATCTGCCGCTGTTTCTGAGAACAATGGCTGGTCGTTTGCCGCTACACCACCGTTATTATCTAAGCATTTAAAGACTGCGTAGTTACCACTTTCTTCTGAAACGACATAAAAATTATCTGTATTAAGTGTATTACTTGTATAGCTATATCTTGAGAATGTATTACCTGATTGCCAATCAACTCGGCGAATCATATGCTTTACATCGCTTGATGTAACTTTCTTTCCAAAAAGAATATTATCATAAACATCATTGTGAACTCCAAACGTATTGTTGTTTGGCGCTGGTGGAGAATTATCATCAGAAAAAGGAAGAGACTGACCAGTAAATACATAGTATAGACTGTTTGCAGATTCTGAAACCGACTCAATAAATTGAGCCGCCATGTGTGTTTTGAATTTATCTGTAACTAATTTCGTCATCTTCTCTTTGCTTTATGATGTTGACACGGTGTCAGTTGTCGAAGTTGCAGCGGTGACATTAGTATTTATATTGCTATTTTTAATAACAGAACCAAATAATTCTGTACCAGCAACGTGTAATACTTTTCTCACAATATTACTATAACGATTAAAAGAAACGCCTGTTTGAATATCATATGAATATTCTTGATAGTATTTGTTATCACGAATTTTAGCAGTATCACTGAGATGTGATGTTTTGCTTTCCCAGTATCCAGTACCAGATCCTTGAGTGGCTACAATAGAATTAGCTGTAATTGCATATATACTATTTGCGCTCGTAAGGGTCATTGACTTGTTATTCAGATATCCATAACCAGAGTCAATAACTTCTACTGTACTTGCAACGCCTTCTGCTACAACAACAGTGCCTGAGATTACTGCGTTATCGCCCATTGCACGAGACGCTAAATCAATGGCATCATTACCAACTGTAAATCCAGCAATAGCGCCCGAAGTTGCTCCAATAATATTAGATGAAGACCAACTTGTATTGAATTTAGTTCTCTTTACATTAATAACTGAACTATTTGCAGAGATAACAACACCCTTTTCTACATCATCTTGCTTTAGTATTTCACCAACTGCAAAGTTACCAGATATTAAACTAATGTTTAAATTTATATTTCTTCTGTCGTATGATGCAATATATCTATTATATACAGAAGTAAACGGATCAACATTATAATCGCTACCTGGATTAATTCTTGTCAATGATGAAATAGTACCAACAGTAAAGTCATCAAAAGTGAATAAATCAGCGAACGCTGTTGTAGAATCTCCACTTGGATTCTTAATAAATCCATATCCAAAATCCATATTAATGGAAACGTTTGCTTCGTCACCTGATGTTGATGGTAGATTAATTGTTGGCGCTTGCCAATATCCTTCGCCGCCATAATCAACTGTAATTGTTGTAATCACACCACCGCCGTCCGTTGTAATAGAACCGATTGCTTTTACAAGAGGGTCACCATCAGCATATCCACCGCCGTCAAACGTAACATTAAATGAGCCATTTGAGTACAAAGTACCGCCGTCATTAATTGTTATTGAATCGACAAATCCAAAAGCAGAGTTAGCAGCACTGCCAACTTGAATGTCTAAGAAATTTTGATCACTAACGTTGTTTGCGCCAACAAAATCAGTATTCAACGAAACCGTTTCTTCGTTCTCTAATGAACCAGGCTGAAATGTAGCATTTCGTCCAGTACCAATCGAAATAATTTCAAGATCAAGATTTGGTTGTTCAACAATATTATGTGCTCGAATGTTTTCACGATCCGTTTTGATTGTCATACCAGCACCTTCAACATACGAAAATGCCGAAGTATTGCCATATATACCAACATAAGTTGTATTCTGACCTATAACAATACCCGTAACTGTATTATTGGCAACAGTATCGATTATACCATTAGCGGTTGGATCTCCATTATACCAAATATCAGTTGCGCTTGTAACTCGAAGTGCAGATATTTGCTCTTCAACTCTTGATGTTAATCCTAAAACTTTGTTTCCAGAATTAAACGTTCCACTCACAATTTCAATATTCCAAGTGTTAGCATCAGTTGAAGATGATATAACTCCGGTAGCTCCCGCTGATGATATCGAAACTGCTTGAATAGTTTCTGACGCTTGTGATGTGCCATTTGCGTAGTATAGATCAATAGTTTCATTTGCAGCAAATGTTCCCCAAGCAGGCTCTAATGTGACAGTATTAGAAGAAACATTGGCATCAGTCAAGTAACCATAAGCATAAGCAGATAAATATTCGCCAGTGTTTGCAGCGGTATAAACTTTCATCTCCAATTTTTCACCAATGTGTGTAACAAAGGTATTAGCATCAACGACCGTCAGTTCAATCGTTGATTGCTCAGTAATAATTTCATTTACTAAAAATGTAGCATTATTAGAAGTATCAATAGAAATTTGATTTGCAAATGATCCAGTTGTAATCACTACTGTAACGTCGGTATTTGCTGCTTCGTCACTGACTGTTGCAACTTTACCATTTGCAACAACTGCATACTCAATAACCTTGACAACTACACCATCGCTTGGATCTGTATCAAAGGTAATGTGAGTCGAGTTCGTTGAATAATCAGCATTTGAAACTAAAACATCATCAGCAAGAACAAGAAGATCGTTCGACTCTGTATCTGTCGGTCTCAAAAATTCTGGACCGTTGGTAGAGTTTGCCGTATAAGATTCAACCCATGTTCTAACTCCGAGCACATAATCATCAGCAACAAGTTCTGTGTTAGCATTGTATGCGTCAAAATATGCATTGGCAACATCTGTAGCACTGATAACAGATATGGTTTCACGTTCTTGTTTAACAGTTTCAAATTGAATGAATTGATTTGATGTGTTTGAATTGTCAACAGATATCATCGCTGTTGCGGTGTAAACATCTGTGTAATCATCTAAAGGATTACCATCATCAAGATCATTGAGCGTATATCCTGTACCACCATCTACAAGTTCAAATTCAACTCGACCCGTTTCTGGTCTAGTCGCTGTAACACGAACTTTACCTTGTCTACCAGTATCGTCAATAACATTAAATACATCACCAATGGCATTTCCTCTACCGCCATTCGTGACTATCATAGATGATAATGAGCCAGTAATTCTTGGTGCGCCAGCATCAATACCATCGTCTCTCACTAGCTCGCCAGTTACAAATGTGCCTTTGATTTCGCTCAAATACAGAATATCAATAATACGACCTTGAACTCTCTTTTTTACAAGCCCTTCTACAAATGCTGTAGCTTTAGACCTCGAACCTGTAATCTGATTACCAACAAATCCTACCGAACGTGGTGTTTGAGTAACTTCAATATATTTTGGAATTTTCCATTTACTATGCGATGGGCGAAGAATATCGTCTCCTGGATAATAAACAGTTGCTTCTTCATTAAAAAGAAAACGAATAAGAAGTTCCGTTGCTTGTGGAGTACCTTTTGATCGATAATAATCCATAATATGCTTAATGGCAAATCTATTATCGACTGCTTGAGCATAGGGAAATTCTGAGAGATATTTTTCTTTAAAATGTACTAAGAAACTATCTAATGTCTCATCAATATCACGATTTTGAAACATCGAACGACTAAGAGTTGTAGGAGAGGTTGAAGTATTCTCTAAAAACTCATAGTATGCTTTTACAAAAGCAACAAGTGTTGGTCCATCTTCACGATAGATGTCGGGAAATTGTTGTTCAATGTATTCGGATATTGTCTGAGATAAATTATGCATTACTGTATCGCAGCCTCTACTGTAACAGTCACATCAACATCACGTATGGAAATAATTTTACTTGCTGGACCAAGTATGTCTTGAGACTCTGGTCTAGCATATATTTTAACAGCACTACCGGAAAATGCGGGAACATTGAGGTTTCGTATTACAACACGACCAGTAGTATAATTTACGTTGCCAATATTACCGTCTAAAACTCGGAAACCATCAGCGGTGTTTGTAAGAATTTCTAACACTCCATTACCATTATCTTGAATATAAGCAGTAAGATTATTATAAGTAAAGTTAGAAGTTTTAACAGCAGGTTTATGACGAGTAATATCTTCACCAGCGGTTAACGGATGGTCAAGTATTAAATGATTCTCAAAATCTGCTGTAATAGAAGAATTAATTCCAAGGGTAGGGACAAAATCAATAATCATTCTGAGTTCTGTGTCGTTTGAAACTATCGCTGTATCACAATCATCTATAGCACGAGAAATACGAGATTGTCTAGCATTCTTTTTAAAATCGCTTAGATATGCATCATCATATGTTTGTATTGCCGTTCTAACGATTGATTCAATTGCTGAAGGAGAAGCACTAGATGTTTTTGTATTATAAAATACACGAGTATCTAAAGCGACATAAAGAAATCCTGGCGAAAGAACAATAGGATCAATTGCAAGAGGTGTTCTATCTTTTAAGAATTTACGATATTTTTCTTTTGCTCCATCCGATACGCCTTCAGCATCAGTGAGATCAACATACACCATCACTTTACCGTATTGAGGAGGATTTAATTCTTCACCGCCTTGTACTGAAACTGCTTGTATCTCTGAGAAGTTTCCTTTTAAAAGATTTTCATAATCAGACTCTGTTACAGCACGGTCTTGTATTTGTATTGACTTTGGAGCATAAAACTTAATCGACTCTAACGATTCTTGTTCAGCACCACCTAAAGAAGCAGCTTGTGTTGTAACTGTTACCGGATATCCACCAATATTAGCGGTTGCAGTAAATTTTGTGGCACCGTTTGGTTCTTCACCAGTTGCAATACGATATATAACTTCTACGACTTCACCGGTCTGTGGTTCTCTACCAAAAACTCCATTACCAAATACAATCTCGTAACGCTCTTGTTCTGCTGGCTGTAGATAGAAAACTTTATCATTAGACCCAACATCAAACAAGTTTGGCTTAAATACATAATTCTCAACAGCAGCATTTGCCGCAGAAGATGCGTATACATTTACAACAATACTGTTTGTGTCAACTCTTTTGTTTGAAAGAATGTATTTTGTAGCCGCAGCAACATCAAAATATTCTTTTTCAATTCTGCCTTCATAGATAAAAACATTAGGAATACTATATGCTGAATTAATCTGAGTTGCTATATATACTTGGTCTGTACTGAATGTATAAGAAACACCATCTACGCTTGTCGTAAATTTAGTATATTTTGGAACTGTAATGAATGCGGGATTATCACTGGGCGTAAATGAAAGAGTTACTTTAGCAGTAGAGGAGCGATATGAACGTGGCAGATAGTTCAGTTCTTTTGCATGTGATACGATAGAAGATCTTAACTGTGCTGAGTCAAGGAACATTTCACCAAGTGCCATATTCGTATAGAAACTATTCTGAAATGTGTTGTAAGCCAGAACATCAAGAAGCACTGACATGTTTGATCCGTCATAGTCATAGTCAGCGAACTGAGCTTGTCCTTGAAGGAATGTTTTTAATTGACTCTTGATTTGATTAAAATCAAGTTCAGAGATAATAGTTCCTGCCATTTTATCTCACTCTTTCTAAAATTAATTCTAGTGTAACTGGTTCTTGTACGTTGACGACACGAAAGACGATTGTAACTTGTACTTCATGATCATTAAAAGTTTGTGCGGCCACCACATCGATTACGTCAGCCCTTGGTTCGTGCGCTTCGATTACGTCTTTGATATGTTCTTGCATCGTAATAAATGTTTGAGCAGTGATGTTCTCAAACAGCATCGCTCGAATATGACCACCAAGTTTTGGCTGAAAGAGTCTTTCACCTCTATCTGTCAACAAAAGATTTCGAAGCGATTGTTTTACAGCATCAACGTTTGTTTTACGTAAGAGCGTATTTCGAATCGGGTGTTTATCGAAATCAGTAAAGAAGTCTGAATATACAACTCTTTGTGTTAGTGGTGTTGCCATGACAAGCAATCTCCGAATTTATTTTTATTTATACAGTTGTTGAACCAATTAATTCATTTACAGCATCATAATTAAGTGTACCGTTTTTATTGACGTAGTTCAAAGGATTAACACCTTTAAATACCGCTGGTTCAACCCAATATCGTGCCCTTTCATTTATTCTTCTTGCATGTAATCCATAAGATTCTAATTTTTGAGCAACTGCTCCATTAATAGCATATCCTTTATAAGCAAGCCATGTTTCTGGCGGTAATAAAATCATCGCACCTGGATTTGCTTTAACATATGCTTCAACTCCACCATGGTCACTAATAGCTTTCTCATATAATGGATATATTTCTTCTAAAGTTTTTAAATATGGGGCTGAAGTATTATCAGACTCTTGTTTAGTTTTAGGTATAAATTGCATAGCTTCTTTAATGGGGACACCACGATTTGAATTTGGAGAATGTTGCCATGCTTTAAGATTAAATTCAACTACTTCAAAAAAGAATCCACAACCATACTCAGCCCAATGACTTCCAAATTGTCGACGTTTTTCAGGCGGTTTTTTTTCTTGATCTCTTATAAAAGCATCTTTGTCGATAGTAGGTGAAACCCACCAAGGATAATATAATAGTCCATACCAAAAAACACGAGATTCGTCACGTTGAAGCATTTTGGTATTAACTTTCAAAGAATCAAAAGCTAATTTCCTCATATTCGGAACTGGCATTTTATTAATAGCTCTAATACCTCTTTCCAAAACTTGAAACTGACTAGGACTAAATCCTTTTGCACCTTGCTCATAAAACATTCTGTCTACATCACTTAACTCATAAATTTTACTAGCTTCATTATATTTTTTAGTTTCAGCAATAAGAGTGGGTTTATCCGCATGTTGTCGACCAGCAGCAAGAGAAGCCGCTTCGTTAGCTGCATCTTTTGCTTGTAAATTGTTTAAAATAGGAGCAGCTTTTTTTGTTGCATTTTCAGATTTCGCTACTTTACTTTTAAACTTAGCATCATCTCGTTTGTTTGTTTTTCCTATGACATTTTTAAACACAGATTCAAGTGATGTTGGTGTCGCTTCTGGATTATTTTGTGCGGCTGCTTTAGCTGCTCCAACAGTATTTGCTTCTTTTATTTTTGCATTCAATTCACTACCATAAGAATTGATACCATCAGCTTTGTCTTTTAAAAACTTTTTTATATTCATTAAATTACTAGGATCAGCATTAACTTTTTTATCTATTGATGTTATTTGATTTTCTATTCCATCAACTTTAGCCTTTGCTGTATCGGCTAAATCTTTACAGCATTCTGATGTAACTGAAGCAGAGTCTGCTAAACTTTTAAATCCACCTGGTATTGAAGAAGCGATTGATTTAATATTACCGCTTAAACCCTTTACTGCCGCTTTCGTATCATCACCCATACTTTTTAAGAATGACTCTATATCACCACCAGAAAATTGTTTTGGAGATCCGCCAAGCGAACCACTTAAACCATTTGCAATACTTGATAGAGGTGCTGCTGATTCTAACGCTAATGCTTTAGCTTGAGACGACACTCCTTGAATTGATGATATAACACTTTTGCCAATTGACTCTATGTCAAGTGTGGTGACAGATAAATCAGATAAACTTGTTGATGAATTTAAAGCAGATTGAACAGCTTTACATCCACCAGCTAAATTATTATTAAGACCTTTAACAGCACCACCTAATCCAGACAAAGTTTCAATGTCTAATGGATATTCACTCGCTTTAAATCCTGCTGGATCAATATTTGAAAATGATAATATTTGTGACATTTTCTCAGGCGTAGCTGTAGAAAGTTCAGTTGACAATGTGTTTAACTGAGGATTTAAATTACTAGTAGGAAACTTATTAACAGTTTCTTTCATTGATCCTATTAAAGAAGTCATTTCATCTAATGGAAATGCTCTTTTCGGATCAACTTCAGAGAAACTATCTACTTGACTTGCTGTATCAGCTTGTTTTTGTTTTTCAGCCAAT